AGAGGCGTGTCCAAGCGAGGGGGATATCTTCAATATTGAGGTAATGCCGCTCTACACCGTCCCTCCAGCGCCGGTATCTGTGCCCGCTGCGATGGAAATGGATGATGACTTTGACAGCGCGTTTGAACACGGAAAAGCTGTCGGCTGGAACGCCTATCGCGCCGCCATGCTTCAGGCCGAACCTGTAAGTAATAGTGATGAGTTACCGCTGGACTATCTGCAAGGACACAAAGACGGCCTGGAGTGGGCTGCACAATTGGCAGAAGCCAATCATCCACAAACAGGTGACTGGCTGTACGATGACCCAATCGATCTTGCACGGGCGATTAGCAAAGGTCCAGATATGCCTACCGCTCAGGCTGGCAACCATACCGAGCAACACCTCTACATGGTAGACCATTCTGGTGATGCCAACAAAATGGTGGCTGGCAACTCTCCGGTGATTCCGGATGGATGGAAACTTGTTCCGATTGACCCAACAAAAGATATGTTGCGTGCTGGACAATCGGTGGTTGGGTTCTGGCTGAATACAGTGCATTGCTACTCGAAAATGCTCGCCGCCGCACCAGCAGCGCCGAAGCAGGAGGTTACTCAGGCGCTTGCCAAAGGCATGGAACGTTATGGCGATGCCATGCAAAAACTCGCAGATAGTGGTGACTGATTTTTGGTAATCATTTTTCAAAAGTGATGTTATAATTAAGTCGCAGTCGGTCTGAACAGCCGGTTGCGACTTCTGCGCATTTAAGGGGACTTAAATGCGACCACAATCTGAACTCCTCACCTTGTCACAGATGCAGAAATGCACCTGCGATTTTCTTCATTCTGCGTTACCTCTCGGAGGTGGCGTATGAAACAGCCTGTTTTCTACCTCCGCGACGAACGCGTTCGCGATAACCTCATCGACTACATCAGGAAGCTGCCTGTTAACGACGCTCTGCCGCTCGTGGTGAAGTTTTCTGAGGCTGACCGCACTCTCGCCCAAAACGACCTCTTCCACGCTCTCTGTGGCGATACAGCGAAGCAATTGCAATGGGCTGGCAAGTCGCGCGACCTCGCTTCATGGAAAGTCCTGTATGTCTCAGGCCATGCCATTGCCACCGGTAAGCCTGGTGAAGTGGTGCCGGGTCTGGAAGGGGAGTTCTGCGCCATCCGGGAAAGCACTGCGAAGATGGGCATCCGTCGCATGACCAGTCTCATCGAATACAGCCAGGCATTTGCTGTGCAAAACGGCGTGCAACTCCGTGAAGTTCGCTACTCAGGTGATTACTTCGGGAGGGTTGCGTAATGGCTAGCCCTCTCGCTCGCATCATCACCAACGAAATCTACCGGGTCCGGACACGCACTAAGCGCAAGCCTGAACTCAAGCCATCCGAAATCCCATCACTGCTCGGCTACACCGCGCGACTGACCCAGGTGAAATGGGATCGCCTGAAAGCGCGGAGGTCACATGGCTGATTTGAGAAAAGCAGCGCGTGGTCGGGAATGCCAGGTAAGAATCCCTGGCGTATGTAATGGCAATCCTGAAACGTCTGTACTGGCACATATCCGGCTGGCTGGATTGTGCGGCACCGGTATTAAACCGCCAGACCTTATTGCCACCATTGCATGCTCTGCCTGTCACGACGAGATCGACCGCCGTACACATTTTGTCGATGCTGAGTATGCTAAAGAATGCGCGCTGGAAGGTATGGCGAGAACGCAGGTTATCTGGCTGAAAGAGGGGGTAATCAAGGCATGAATACTTACAACATCACATTGCCCTGGCCGCCGAGCAATAACCGCTACTACCGCCATAATCGCAGGCGCACGCACATCAGCACAGAGGGGCAGGCGTACCGCGACAGTGTCGCCAGAATCATCAAAGACTCAATGCTGGATATCGGCCTGGCTACACCCGTGAAAATACGCATTGAGTGCCATATGCCGGATCGCCGCCGCCGCGACCTGGACAATCTGCAAAAGGCCGCGTTCGACGCCCTGACGAAATCCGGGTTCTGGCTCGATGACCAACAAGTCGACTACTACAGCGTGAAGAGAATGCCGGTCGTCAAAGGCGGCAGACTTGAACTGACCATTACTGAACTTGAGTCCGCATGACATTCGAATCCTACTTTGCTGATCATCTTCGTCTGCGATGGACTCGGTTACGCATCTATCGTCACCCGGGTTCATTTGCTACGGACTACCGAATACTGAAGAATTACGTGAAAACTTATGCTGGAGAAGCGCTATGAACCTTGAAAACACAGTGAAATACCACTTCGCAAAATCCACGCTGATTAGCGATTCTCCGCGCGCTACCGCCTCCGATTCACTGACCGGTACCGACATCATGGCGGCAATAGGCATGACTCAGGAACGCGCTGCTATGGGGTACAGTGCTTTCCTCGGCAAGATGGGCATAAGCAATAACGACCGGGATCGGGCTATCGGACTGCTGGCTGAGTACGCGATGACCAAATGTGACAAGGTTGCCGCGCTGCGTAAGTTGGATTTCGGGGTTAAGCCTCAGGTGATGTACCAGTTGGCCACCTTCGCATTTGAGGATTATTCCCGCAGCGCAGCCAGTGTAAAACGGTGCGATTGCTGCAACGGTGAGGGCTTTATTGATGCTGAGGTATTCAGTATGAAAACCAATACGCCGGCACATGCAAAAGAAATCATTAAGGCATCAAAAGCGTTTGGTTTGAAGGTGATACCTTCGCAGCACCAAAACAGGCGTGAGGTAAAAGAGATAACGCGCGTTCTCTGTCCTCAGTGCAAAGGGAAAAAAGCCATCAGTTGCGCATGTAGTGATTGCCGTGGCCGTGGGAAAGCGGTGAATCAGAAGGAAACGAAGCAGCAAGGCGTTCCAGTATTCAGCACCTGCAAGCGCTGTGGCGGTCGCGGATATGAGCGCATCCCGTCAACTGAGGCCCACGCAGCTGTTTGCCAGATTACGGATGTAATCAGCCTGGATACGTGGAAGAAGTCCGTTAAACCGTTCTATGATCAGCTGATTACGAAATTCGATATTGAAGAGGCATGGGCAGAAAACCAACTGAAACAAATAACACGATAACGGCTATGGAAGTTAATTCCAGCTATTTACTTTTCCCGAATCTGTGTTAATTTTATCCCAACGATGGGTTAATTCGCTCGTTGTGGTAGTGAGATAAAAAGAGGCGGCGCTTACTACCGATTCCGCCTAGTTGGTCACTTCGACGTATCGTCTGGAACTCCAACCATCGCAGGCTGAGAGGTCTGTAAAATGCAATCCCGAAACAGTTCGCAGGTAATAGTTAGAGCCTGCATAACGGTTTCGGGATTTTTTATTTGGGTCAGTCGTATAAAGGTCATTACGGAAGGCTGTTAACCTTCTTATCGTGGTTCGAGTCCACGCTGTCCCGCCAAATACCTACCAGGACCATAAGAGCAAAAGCTCAACGCACTACCCTCTATTGCCCACCGCGCCGTGGGCTTTTTTATTGCAGGCCGCAGATATCATTTTCAGATGCCATGTAGCAATCAGAGTCTGACGGCCTTTCCCCTACAAACACACACAGCACCATCCGGAAAATCGGAGGTGAGGCCTATGATAATGCCATACAAACAAGATTTCATCGCTGCGCTACTTGCCGCCAAGGAGCAGGGTATTGGTGCAATGCTGGCTTTTATCATGGCGTATCTGCGTGGTCGCTATAACGGCGGCGCGGTAACAAAAACGCTAATTGATGCGCTGATGTGCGCGATGATTGCCTGGTTCGTTCGTGACCTTCTGGACTTTATCGGCCTGAGCAGCAACCTCGCCTACATAGCCAGCGTCTTTATTGGATACATCGGCACCGATTCGATCGGCAATCTTATTAAAAAACTTGCAGCAAAAAAGGCGGGAGTTGACGATGCAAACCAGTCCTGACGGAATTGCTCTGATAAAAAAATTTGAAGGTTGTCGGCTGACTGCTTACCCCGACCCCGGAACGGGAGATGCGCCGTGGACCATCGGCTATGGCTGGACCCATCCGGTTGACGGAAAGCCAGTAAAGCGCGGTATGACTATCGACCAGCAAACCGCTGACAGGCTTCTGAAAACAGGGCTTGTTGGTTATGAGAATGACGTGCTGAAAGTTGTCAGGGTGAAGCTGACACAAGGCCAGTTCGACGCACTGGTGTCGTTCGCTTACAACGTTGGGTCGCGTGCTCTTTCCACATCTACACTGCTGAAAAAGCTGAATGCTGGCGATATAAAAGGCGCGGCAGATGAATTTCTGCGCTGGAATAAATCAGGCGGAAAGGTGATGCCGGGGCTCACGAATCGCCGCAAGGCAGAGCGAGCTCTGTTCCTGTCATGATTAGCGCACTGGTTAAGCGTTACTGGCTGCAGTTGCTGGTGCTGGCGTTAATCGGCGCACTGGCTTTCTTCGTGAACCACTACCGCGACAACGCCATCACCTACAAAGACCAGCGCGACAAAGCCACCAAAAGTCTCCGCCTGGCTAACGACACCATCAAAGACATGCAGACCCGTCAGCGCGATGTCGCTGCACTGGATGCCAAATACACGAAGGAATTGTCCGATGCTAAAAAGACCATTAACGATTTGCGTCGTGATGTCGATTCTGGCGCTAAACGGCTGCGCATCGCTGCAACCTGCCCTGGAGTGCCAAAAGCCACCTCCTCCACCGGCGTGGATGATGCAGGAGCCCCCGAACTTACTCCAGACGCTCGACGGAATTATTTCGATCACCGGGACGGAATCGCAACCGCTGACAAAATGATTCGCGGCATGCAGGACTACATCAAAGAGCAGTGTCTTAAGTGATTCGTCACCCAAATAACAGAGCCTGACTTCGGTCGGGCTTTTTTATTCCCAGAAGAAGCAGGAGAAGAAGCATGTTAACAGTAAAAGTAATGTCGCCAGGTGGCGGTGAAGAGATTCATTGCGGGTTGAGTGTAGGGTTCAATCCGGGGCAGCAGAGCATCGCGGTATCGGGAATGGACAAAAATGTATTCCTGAAACCTGGCGAGGTCGCCTACGTGATGAACCAGAACGGGAAGACGGTATCTCGTTACGAGCATAATGACCGCCAGTAGCCATTCCAAAGCTCACCTGCTGGTGGGCTTGATAATGGATATCCCCCTGAGCGGATAAATCAAAAATAACCCCTGCAACG